TGTCGCGATAACTGAAAGGCTGTGTGGTGGTGTAGTAGCGTTGGCGTGGGTCGATGTCCAACGGCGCGATGGGCGGCGCGCCCTGTGCTGTGTCTCCGATCATAAATTTACCTCCATGACGATTATACTTCAGTGGCCGAGATTGTAGGCGAGCGATGTGGCGTACATGGCGGGCATGTTGGTCATGTTGTCACCGCTACCCCAAATCTGCATGAAGCATGGTTCGAGGGAATCGATCACCATGAGGTCGATGTTGAGCATGGTGTTGCGCCAGTCGGTCAATAATTGGGATTGTGAGCCGCTGGTGCCGCTGGTGTGGGTCTGCGCCTTGCCGGTGTCCGACTGGTGCGAGTAGTCGGTATTGCTCTGACTGGATGCCGTCTGACTGCTGTCCTGTGTGCTGGATGTGTGCGTATTGCCCTTGCTGTCCGTCTGGGATGCCGACGTGGCGTATTTACGAAAATCGTCCAGCCGTGTTTGGGGGAATTCGCTGTTTACCGTCATGCTGGAATTGTCGGCGGTGGTGTCGCTTGAGCTTTTCGACGTGCTGGAATTGTCCTGCCGTCCACTGCTTTTCGCGCTTGATTCGCTGGTATTGTTGCTGTCCGTGGTCTGCCACATGTCGGAAGTAAGGAACGGGTCGAATTTCCTTTGAGCCGACGAATAGAGTTGATTGTAGTACTCCATTTGCTCCCGCATAGTGCGGCCAAGGTAGAACACGAACATCTGCCCCGTCTCGCTACCGATCTCACGCATGAGGTAATGCTGCACGATCTTGTCATTGAGCTTTGTGCGGTATGATTCATCAAAAATCGGATACCATTCGGCGGATAGATGGAGTTTTTCGTCCGTATCGTATCCGGCCGCGATGAGCTGACCCAAGGTGAGTGTGTAGTCCGCGGCCATGTCCTTCAAGGCGTATTGACTGAAGTCCTGTATCATGTTATTCCTCCATATTCCCGTCCGTATCCAACAGTCCGCCTGAAGTGGTGTCGTTCCATTCGATTCCCACCGGGAGTTCGAATTCAAACAATCGGTTGATCGTGTCGCAAGCTTGTTGGCGTGCCTTGAGGTAAGAGAGCCGGAACACGTTGGTTCTGCTGTTGCCGGCCGTGACTTCCGATTCCAACAATCGTTCCTTTTTCTCGGTGGTGCTGTTGTCGATGCCCATGTAGTTCACAAGCTCGTTCCAGATCTGCGTTTTCGTGGTGATAAGCTTATCGGCCATGAATGGCGTGATGTTGGGGAATGTCTGGAAAAGCCCGGTGATGTCCGCACTGTCGTAAGCATAGATATAGGGATCACCGTCCTCTCGCGCCTTCATAAGATTCTGGGCGGTGAGCTTGCTTGTTTCCGATGTGGCGATGATCAGCGGCACCGAGAGATTGTCGAGGTTCACGTCCAGCGCCCTGTCGGCCATGGCCAATCGTGTGGCATAATTCCACATGACATCGATCATGGTACAGCGCAAACCGTTGTCCCATATGGGCACGCACTGTTTCGAGCCGATCTGAGGATGCGAGTAATTCGTGGCCACCGGCTGAAATGTGGTGGGATTATTGTAGTTGTTGACGCCGCCGATGTTCCCGGCCGTGACCATGAACCGGTGCAGTCGCTTATCCGCGAAAAACAGCGCCAAACCGTTTTCAAACAGAGTCAACTCCAAATACCGTTCATCGATGTAGGGTGGAAGGTTCTTCCATTTGAAGCGCGATATGGCCAGCATTTCGATGAGCTTCATATACTGGTTGATGCGCAGACTTTGCCGCATTTCCGGTAGATTCAAGTTGCCCCACATGGAGCCGAGAACGCTCTGATTGTCCCAGTGTGCGGCCTTGCGTGCGTTGTTTCGTTTTCCTCTGCTCAAAAGTTTCACCGCCTAAAGTAATGGAGAGAGACATACGTATTTGTCTCTCTCCATAATACCTTGTGGCTGATCAGTAGACGATGCCGTCCAACGGCGCGTTGTCCGCGTAATCGGTGACGCCTATCTTGCTTGGGTCAGTCCATACGGTGACGCCGCTCTCAAAAATACCTTTGATGGTGAGCCGGTACTCCTCCGGGCACGTGGAACTTCTCACATACAGCTCATGCACCTTCCAGTAGGTAAAATTGTTCATGGCCATAAGCGACTTGGGTAAAGTCATGAAGCGCTGGACATAATAGCCGTAACGTAGCCACACCTCTCCGATACTTCGCATTGCGGCGGGCGTGATCTGGCGGAAGCGTACAAGCACGCCGATCAGACCGTTGGCAAGGTTGAAGCTATCGCCGCCCAATGCGCCGGACGTGGTGGGCGCAACCGTCTGCGTCTGTTGCACTTGGGCGTTGATGCCGGCTATGGTGTTCTCGTAATCGCCTTTTGCGGTGGCCTGTGCGAGCGCGCGGTTCATATCAGCGAGTTGCATGGTCTGCGAGTTGGAGAGATTCGTAGACGCCAAGGCATAGGCGTTGGCCTGTGAAGTGGTGGCATTGTTCGTGGCTGTCTGATTCGCTAATTGCGTGTTGGCCGTGTCCACGTTGTTCTGGTAGGTCTGTTCGTTCACCCATGCGCCGATGGCCGCACCGGCCACCGCGCCGACCGCGCCGCCGACGTTGCCGCCTGCGAGATTGCCCAACGCGTTCGCCGCGCCGCTTCCGATGGTATTAAGTTGGCTCATGGAGTTGCTGAAGCTCAGGTTTTTCAGCGTAAGATCGTTGCCCATTTGCGCGGAAGTGTTTGAAATGCTGTTCATGGCGTTGCGGTTGGACGTGGCCAAACGATTCGCGGCACTCGCATAACTGGTGCCGACTTCGGCGGCACGATACGCGTTGTTGATGCCCATTTGCGTTTTCTGCTGTGTCCAGTCCGCCGACTTACGTGCATAGGCACGGGTGTACGCGCTGTTCGCCAGAGACAGAGCCGAGCCGTTGTTGACGGCCATGAAGGTAGGGAAATTCGTCATACCGAAGGCGGCGTTCAACATTTCGCCGCTATCGATGGGTAGCCCAAGATCATTCGCAAGCGGGGAACGCTGGGAAAGAGCGGAGGCATGATAGCCGCGAGCGTAGAAGTTCAGGCGCGGGGACGGTGGCGCGTAATCCCACGATTCCCTGATCACCAAATCATTCGACGGTACCTGTTCCGGCTCGTATGTGATCACATCACCGTTCAGACATGAGCACTCCACATAGGCGTATGGCGCGGTGCGGAATTTTTTTAGGTATTTGTAGCGGTCTGGTAATTTGAAGTTGTCGCGAAAGTTTTTGATGGTGATGATGTCCGTATAGCGTGAATCGGACTTGCCGGTGCGCACGCGCATCCGATAGCATTTGCCGTGCCAATCAACGCCGGTCTTAAATGCGGTGTTGACCGACTCCTGTTTTTCCAAGAGTCTCGCCGGCAATGGGGGGACGGCGTAGATGCCGCAGATTCCTTGCGTGACCCATGGGTAATCCGCGCCGGCCGCAAGCAGTGCGCCCAAGTCGGTTGCCACCGTGAGATAATAGACGGCGGTGCCGTTCAGGTGGCTCTCGAATGCGCCGCCGTCCGCCGTGGTGGTCTTGGGTGCGCTCTCGGTGCCGGGGTCGGCTTCGAGCTGGGTGGTGCTGACCACGATCACGCCAAAATCATATTGCGTGCCATTCTCACTCACCGGGATAAGCGACTTGTATTGTTCGCCGGCGATAACAGTGGTTTTACCGGTGTCCAAGCCTTCCGGCAAATCGAGATATTCACGACCATAATCCGCCCACTGGTTTTCATTCGCCACGCCGACGTGTCCGCGCTCCACGTAGGCGTTGCCGAGCGTTATGTTGAACTGAAAGCTCTGCCACACGTCGAGCTGGATGTTGAGTTGCGTGGTCTGCGCGTTGACGTAATCGACCGTCTGAATGAAGTAATACCAGCTGCGAGGCGTGTCAAAATCGTATTCGTTGGTGGCCACAAGGTAGTTGTATTTGGACGCTTGGGCGAACGGCACGGGGACGCGCACGGGCAGACCGTATTTCGCCATGGTGCACCCCTTGAATTCAAGACCGTCGAGCGAATCGAAATAATCCTGTTGCGCCTTTTCGTCCACGAAGCGCACGATATCCCTATATCCCATATCCCATGTGACGTTACAGAGTTTGAATGTCGTGCTCGGTGGCCATTTCGCATAGCTGAAGTTGACGGGTAGATCATTGGCACTCATGTGTCGTTCCTTTCGATATGGAAATAGGATGCAGTGTTATTGCACTGCATCCTATTCTAGTAAGCCGCTTCCGCCTGTCAGGCAGTGACGGTGACGTTGTGCGAAGCGGTCACGCCGGCGAATTTCGCGGTGACGGCCACGGCACTTGCGTTGGCCGTTTTGCCGGTGACTACGCCGGTTGGTGAGACGGTGGCGTTCTCGCCGCTTGCCCAAGTGGCGAGTTTGGTCACGTCTTCGGTGTTGCCGTCGTTCTTGGTGACGATGGCTTTCAGGCTGATATTCTGACCGACCTTGACGGTGCTTGCGCCTTGCACTTCGAGCTTGGTGATCGCGCCGGATTTGAATCCGCCTACCCATGTTCCGACCACCGGCACCGCAAGGGATGCGGAAACGGTCTGGTCGATTTCCGGCGTACTTGGGTTGATGTAGGTGGCCTGTGCGGTGACGGTGATCGTGTCGGCGGTTTCGTCAAGGCCGCACCGAATGATGCCGTCGTTATCCACCGAAGTAAACTGGGAGCTTGCACCGGTGAGCTTGTAGGTGATGCCGACCGGCTGGAAGCTTGCGCTTGCCTTGTTGTCGCTCGAAATATCGGATACAACCTGCACCAAGTCTCCACGGAACACGTTCTGCGGGGTGGCGCTGTTTTCACCGTATTTCTTGAGCCTGATCTGGAATACCGGCTTCGACGTGGTGAGCGTATCCGGGAGCGTGACGGAATCGGTGGAGCCGGTGCCAGTCCAGAAGAGTACCGCATTGGAGAACGGGTTCGGGGTGACGCTACCCCTGTGCTTGTAGAATATGTTGCGCGTGCCGTCGATGGGGTTGACGGGGCTGTTGGTGGTTTCCAACATCTCATCCCAGCAGAAGAAGAAGTCTTCCGTGGTGAGAATGGCCTGCACCTTGCCTTCGGTGCCGCCAATGCCAAACATATCCTCAGGAATGGGGATGATGCGATAGGGCACGTTGGCGCGGTCGATGTTGAACGCGGCCGCCAATGCTTCGACGTTCAGGGCGGCGATCACCTGCGGCGTGGCGAAGAGAATGGCTTCACTGTCACGCCATGGAGTGACCCAGCTCATGGCGTTGTAGCGGGGCATGGCCGACATAGGGGATGCCTTGAGTTCGTTCGCGGTCTGCTGGATGAGACGAAGAAGATTCTTTGCGTCCGTTTCGGTGGAATTGGCCGCGCCCACGTCGGCGGTATGCACGCGCCAAAATCCGCCCTTGCGCGCGTATTCCGCGAAACACTGCGTCTTCATGACATACATATCATTACGGTCGCTCAAAATCGGCGCGTTCATGATCTCGGCAATGTAATCCGACATGCCGCTTTCCCCGTCGAAAGCCGTCAGCAAAGCGTCTTCCGGGATGGTGACGGGGTAGTAGTGATCGAACGTGAGCGGGTGGAACACACTCGCAGTTGGCACGTTGTAACGCCCGTACACGTCATCGCCCAAGTACTCCTTATTGAAATTACGGGTGCGAGCCTGTACGAGGCCGACCGCCGCCTGCTCGTAGGTGGAGCCGTAGCGCTTCAGTGTGCGCGGGGAGCCGATCAGCCTCAAGGGGTCATCCCAGTCCGCGTGCTGGACATAGAGCCCGATCAGGCGCTGAATGAGTACGCCGGTGAATTCATCGCGCAGATACGGAAAATTGCGCATGGTGTCCACGGCGTTCCTAATGTTGCCCTGTGTTGCGGCGGGGATACGGGTCTGGAATTGCGGTGAGGTGGCGTTGCGCACGGCGTTGAAGATCTCAACGTCCCCCTTGCCGGCGAGCGGCCTTACATTGGTATCGGTCATTGGTCATTCCTTCCTTTAGAACAGATCTTCGATTGTTTCGGTGTGATCGGCCGGTTCTTCGGGTTCCGGCATGGCCGGTTCCTCGTAGCCGAGCGTGTCCAGCATGGCCTTCAGTGTGGAGAGTTCCTTTTCCAGCCTATCCAAGCGTTGTTCCACGCCTTCGGTCACATTGTCCGATTCCGGTTCGCTGTTGTCGTTATCCGGTTCCACTGGGTCATTCGGCGTCTCCACCGTCTTCTCGTCTTCGGTCGGTTCGTCCGGCGCGGTGTTGTCGGTGGTGTCGCTGTTGTCCGCCACGTTTCCTCCAATCCTCTAAATGGGTTTCGCTTCTGATTCTACCATTCGAGCATGAAAAAGGCCGCACAATCACGTGCGGCCAAGACTGTCTTATGAGAGTGCGGGTTGATGCCGTAAGGCCGGCATACCACATGCACGAAATGTCACGATGGGCGGCGTTTTCAGCCGTGGTTGTCCCGTCGCGTTTCTCCTAGTCGGCTATCGGCACTCCGAAGACACGCATATTATAGCATGACGGGTGTACCGTAATCGTCCATGACCTCCACGCCATGACGGAATTGATCGTAGGGGATGGGACGCCGGAAGAGGTTGCCGGCCATGACCACATCCACGCCGCCGTCAGTCCGCCACCCTTGATAGCGGTTCAGGGCGAGTATGGTCACTTTGTCATATTCGGCGCTGATCTTCCATTTCCCTAATTCTGTCGGATGCAATGCGCACGCCTTGGGCGGTTCATGGCCTAAAAGTATGCACCCGTCCGTGTTCGCATATATCAGTCGGCCGGCGTTCGCTCGGCACACGTCGATCAGTCGGCGGCGGGCGTAGGCGTTGACCCACATTGGCACCGGGAGATAGTCGGTTTTTAGGGTTGATTCGTCGCGTGTGGCGGGAGCCCATTCCAAGGTTTTCCCGTCCGTGCTTTTTGGCATGAGCACCGCGCCTTTGGGGAGTGCGGCCATTTTGCCTACAAGAGCGTTCATGATGAGTTTCGCCATTTGACGGCGATTGCCTGTCTCGCGCTGTTTTCGGGTGCCCCATTCGTCCACAAAGCCGGTGAAAAAGCCTTTGGACTGGCGGAATTTCCACCCGCCATGACGGCGATAGATCGACACGTCGTAATTCTCTTCAAGTAGTTTTTGGTCGATGTCGGTGAGCGTCATGGTGATGTATCCGTGCGTGCTGGTTAGTCGGGTCGCGCCACGTGTCAAGGTGTGCCCGTCGCTCAAAAAGGGGTAGCCGTCCAGCTTGAGGTCGGCACGGAAAGTCATAGTATCCGCGTGCAATGGCATGTCACTGTCAGGCTTGTATTCGCCGTCATAATGTTCCGGTGTCCCGTATGGTAAAAATTCGTCTCGCAGTATGGATGGGTACATGGAATTGCAATCGATATCCATG